TATTTGGTTTACCCCGGGAGTCGCTGACATAGAAAGTGCGTCGGTAATAGAGCGTACGTCTTTAACTAGAGCAGATCTAAACGATTTGCTCGATCTGCCGGGCTATGACACCGAAGCTATCCGTAACGTACTCACTGAACATGGACAGGGTGGGCTACCGGGTGACTGGGACACTGCTGATTCAGAGCGTGCTGTCTATGAAAAACGCGAAAACCCGCAGAGTAACTTCTCCGGGATGATACATTGCTTGGCGTTCCACGGTAACATCCAAGGGCAGATGCTCTTGGACCAAGGGATGCCGACTGATCAAATACCAGACCCGGTTCGCGACTACATGGTGCAGTTATGGCTTATTGGGCGACATATTATAAAGTTACAACTGACGCCATCTCCCCGCAAACGCCATCCATACTTTATTACCAGTTTCGAGAAAGTACCGGGAACCCCGGTAGGCAATGGGTTGCCAGACCTGTTGGCGGACATTCAGGAAGTCTGCAATGCAGTGCTACGTTCCTTAGTCAACAACCTGTCTATTGCGTCTGGCCCGCAGGTGGATGTGAACATAGACCGACTGGCACCCGGTGAAAACCCCGACGACATGTTCCCGTGGAAACGCTGGCACACCACTACCGATCCGATGGGAAACAACGGACAACCGGCTATCCGGTTCTTCCAGCCAAACTCAGTCGCACAAGAGCTTCTTACCGTCTACAAAGAACTCAACATCATCGCTGACGACATTTCGGCTATACCCAAATACATGTCTGGCTCTGGGACTTCTGGTGGTGCTGGCCGTACTGCTAGCGGTCTTGCTATGCTGATGGGGAACGCGTCCAAGATATTGCAGTCTGTTGCAGCGAATATTGACAGAGACATTATGTTTGGAGCGCTGCAACAGCTTTTCGATATGATCATGCTTACCGATCAGTCGGGGGTGTTCCGTGGAGACGAGAACATTCGCGTTATGGGTGTCAATGTCGCTATGCAACGTGAAACTCAGCGTGCTCGCCAGCTTGAGTTTCTTTCTATTACGGCAAATCCGCTTGACGCCCAGATCATTGGCACACAAGGACGCGCCAAGGTCCTACGAACTGTCTCTAACACCATTGGGATGGATGGCGATACTATTGTACCGCCTGATGACGAACTTCAAAAGATAGAAGCCCAGCAACAAGCTTTGATGCAGCAGCAAGCAGCAGAAGCGCAAGGGAGTAAACCCGGTGCTACCTCGACTGGAGATTCTGGCCCTCGTACTAACATTTCTCGTGGGGCTGGTCCTGTTGGTGGTGGTGCTGGTTAACTTATAGTTCTGTGTATGTCCCCCTTGTTAACTATGGGGTTAATTACGGGGATAAACTCTTTAGGATGAAAGAGGAGGTAATGATGGCAGAAATGAAAACCTATAAAAGCAAAGTGAAGTCCAGTGGACCACTACCCGGTAAAGCCCACGGTGGGTCTGGGCATATGGTTGGCAAAACTGGTGCAGGTCCCCAGTCTCCTGGCGGTACTACTGGCTCAGCACATAATTCGCCCAGCAGGGGGTTTGCTCATGGTGGTTCTGGCCACATGGTAGGGAAACAAACTTCCAAGCCAAAATATGCTTGCTGACGAGGATTTAATTTTTGCTGCTGCCGACCTTGCTAGAGCTTCTCCTGAAAACTGGAGAAAGTTTCTTTTGGGGTTGGCTGGTAGGTCTGAACATATGCGTAATCTTTTAGTTAACTCCCCCGTTGGTACCCTTCAGGAACATCAGGGACATGCGCGTGAACTCGCCCATCTCCTGAAGATGTTCCAGAGCTGTACTCAGCTGGCGGATAAGCTGAAAGGGAAGTAAACATGGTCGCTAAAGCATATAGCAGTAATGTTGTCTTGCCTTCTGATCCTGACGTAAAAGTACCTGCAGGGGTAAAAGCTGCTGCAGCAAAAGCTGATGCGGCTTTTAAGGCTGCTTATCCAGATCAAGTAACTTCTAACACTACTTCGGCAGAAGCTGATCCTCCCCAGACCTCTGCAGGAGAGCCTGCAGGAGCTGCTAGTTCTGGCCAGTCCTCCCCGGCTCAGGTCCAAGAGCAAGTGGCTCCTGCTCCTTCGGAAGTTTCCCAGCAGCAAGACATAAACTGGGAACATCGATTTAATTCGATGCGTGGGCGGCACGACAAGGCACAAGACAGCATTAAGCAGATGGCTGAGCAGATTTCTAATCTGCAGAACGTACTTGCGACTGTGCAGTCTGGTCCAGCGCCTGTTATAAGTTCCGAGTTGCAGTTTAATAACTTGCTTTCGCCCGAGGAAGTAAGTGAGTACGGCGAGGAGTTTCTTGGGGTTGTTGGTAAAAAAGCCCAAGAAGCTACAACACCATTGGTACAAGAGCTTAGGCAAGAGATAGATGCGCTTAAGCAGCAAGTGGGTCGTGTCGGCGGTTCTATCGCCCAGAATGCAAGGGAGAATATGTTTGGGCAGTTAGATGGAACTGGTATGCCGTGGAGGGAAATAAACAAGGACCCAAGATTTTTACAGTGGCTGGCCTTGCCAGACACTTATTCTGGTGTTATACGTCACAATCTGCTGAAAGCTGCGTGGGAGCGGAACGATACCCCTCGTGCAGCGGCTTTCTTCCAAGGCTTCCTCGCTGAAGAGGCTGCCATTGATCCCGCAAGAGGGGGTTTTCCCCAAGGAAGTCTACCGAATGAGTACCAAGCCTCCTTTACCCCTGAGGGTAATACCTTTCAGGGAAATGGACGCACAAATGGGAAAGTTCCGCTAGAGTCCTTTGCGGCACCGGGCAGAGCCAAGTCAGCGGCAGGCAGTATCCCCGCTGAGAAGCCCCAAATTTCGCGATCCCAGATCAGTAGTTTCTATGCTCAATGCGCTGCGGGTAAATACCGTGGCAATGAGCAGGAAAGAAACCGTCTCGAACGGATGATTTTCGAGGCGCAGTCTGAAGGACGGATCACCGGTTAATCATCTTATCAAAGGGGATGGCCAATGGCCGCAGGTAGTTTCTTTCCAGTTGCACCTATCAATCCAGTAACACAAACAACTCCGTCTTTTTCGGATGTTACTGCTGTTTATCCGGCAGGTAGTAGTCCTAATACGTTTCACACTACCGGATTTATACCTGAGATATGGAGCGGAAAACTCATTGAAAAATTTTATGACAGCACAGTTCTTGCTGCCATAAGTAACACCGACTATTAAATCTTTGTAGTCGTTAAACCCGGTGAATTGCGGGAAACTCTCTTAAAAGTTACTTGAATGTTACTCTAAAGTAACTTAGTAATAGGAGACAATCCGCAGCCAAGCCCTTAGATGGGAAGGTTCAGAGACTAGGAATTTAAATTGTTATCCCTTGGCCTAGTGCCTTGAAATAGGGATGGAAAGGTTAGTAGAACGATGGATACGAGAACGCAAAGCGTTTTGCTTGGTATGGTTGCTGGTGACGCCCATGTTAATGTAAGAGAGCGTTGGAATACATATAATACACGTAAAGGAGTAAAAAAGTCTTTCTACATCTCAAGTGAAATGCGGGTGCTACACAGCACTAAACAGCGTGCTTACTGCGAGTTTAAGTGTGCGTTGGTTAATCAGTTACTTGGCACCAGGGCGACTGTTACTGTCGTTAGGAATGGGCCAGGAGGACGTTATGAAGCGGCACATTTTACTGTTTCGCACCCATATTTTAAAATGCTTAAAGGTTGGACTTATGCGGATGGTAAAAAGCAGTTTAATGAAGTTTGGTTAGATCATATGACCCCGGAAGGTATTGCTGTTTGGTATATGGATGACGGTCATGCTAGACGTAATTTTAATAGTGTTGGGAAAGTATCATCGATTTCTACTAATCTAGCGACATGCTGTCCTAAGGACGAAGCTGAGTTGATTGCACGATGGTTTAGTGACCATCACAAAATCAAGGTCAGCTTATTTCCTGAAGGAGGTGGCTATTCCATACGTATGAACACTGAAGAGTCTCGGTTGTTTGTGCATATGGTTCAGCCTTTTATTATAGAGCCTATGCTCTATAAGTTGGCGCATGTTGCCGATTTAAATTCCCACGAGTGCCGGGCACCTGTAGCTAAGTGTAGCTGTGGAGCTAATATCTACGCTAGAAGGCGTGGTGGTTTATGCGATGCTTGCTATTCTAGGCGATACTATCACGAGATAGTTAAAAACAGGTGATGAGATAGTCCGACCTGTATGGTGACATGCAGAAGCAGTGGATAAAGAGCCGCTGCGATAACACATCGGAAGGCGAAATAAAAGCGTTCGGAAATAAGGTAAAAATCCGCACCAAGCCAACGGTTGCCATTCATGATTATTCAGCAGATCAGGAGCTGCTGACTGACCGCCCTCCGGGTAACGTCGTCGAGCTGCTCATTGACAAGGGTAAGTATTGGAACGTCATGCTCGATGACGTGATGCGTATCCAGTCGGACCTTAACGTCCTTAGTATGTGGGCCGACGATGCCGCCGAGCAGATGAAGATCACTATTGATCGCTCTGTTCTGCTTGGGATGTTGGGAACAGCGCACGCTTCTAATAGGGGCGCTACCGCAGGTGTAGCCACAGCAGGCATTAATCTTGGCGTTACGGGTGCGCCACTTAATCTGGTGGCTAACAACCCAGTCGCTGCAGCTCCTGCATCGGAAGTAGATATTCTTGATGCGATCCTGCGTTTGGGACAAGTTCTTGACGAGCAGAATATCCCTGAGACGGGTCGTTGGCTGGTTATCCCGCCTTGGGCAGCTACGCTGATTAAGCGTTCTGAGCTTCGTCAGGCTTATCTGTCGGGCGATGCAGTGTCTATGCTCCGTAATGGACGCATTGGCATGGTGGATCGGTTTACTATCTATACGAGCAACTTGCTGCCGAAGGGCGTGATCACTGGACCACCGGCACTAGCTGCTGGCGAAACAGTGTTCTACGCTGGTCATCCGCATGCTATTACGTTTGCATCGCAGATGACAAACATGGAAGTTATTCGCTCTGAAAGGGCGTTTGGTGACTTCCAGCGTGGACTTCAGGTGTATGGTTGGAAGGTCATTGCGCCGGAAGCTTTGGCGCAGGCAGTTGTGTTCAGGGATGTGAACCCCGGCATTGCAGGGTAATTCCTCTCACTAAGATATCTCCCCCGATCTTAAAGATCGGGGGATTACCCGTGGAGGTAATATGCCCGCGCTGGATACTGTTGGGAAAATAGTAGATTACTCTAGGGTCCTCCTACAGGATACGCTTGAGCCGTATCGCTATCCTACTGCTAGTCTTATAGATAATCTCAACGTAGCGCTTCTGGACGCACGCAGGTTGCGTCCAGATTTGTTCTTATACACGTCTACTGATGTGCCTTCTTATTCTGCGACTAGCGAGATTGTTGATATAGACCAGCAATATCGCATGGCGTTGGTTTATTATGTAGCTGGGACAGCACAGATGCGCGATGAGGAAGACGTAACGGACGCTCGTGCTATGTTGTTTATGCAGAAATTTACGTCATTGCTTATTGAACAACTTCAGCCGCAGAGCCTTACCCGATGAGCGCACAGCTTGATCGCTTTATGAACGATGTGCGGATGCGCCTTCCCGGTGCGTCTGACGACGCAATTAAGTGGGAGTTGTTTTATACGTTGGATGACTTTTGCAAGGAGACAAACGCGTGGCAGGAGAAGATTATACTTCCTGTTGTTCATGATGTATTTGAATATGAGATCGAACCTGAGGAGAGCCGTGCGAGAATTATAAGGCTTCTTGCTGTTACTGCAGGATCAGGGATAGACGAGCGACCGATTTATGATGCTGTGTTGCCAGAACCTGAGCTACTTAGGTTATATCGTGACCCCGGCGTCCCTCCTGAAGGAACTACTAACGAATATAACGTGTTGGTGGCTCTTACGGTCGTTGACCCGGTGGATGCTGTTGATACTCTTCCTGATTTTCCTGATTGGTTTTTTATTCATTATAAGCAGGAAATTACCGATGGTGTTCTTTCCAGGATGATGTCGCAACCCGCAAAGCCGTATTTTTCACGCGAAGGCTTTATGTATCACGGGCGAAGGTTTCGCAATGGCATGTCAAAAGCCCGCGTAGCGGTGAACCACCAGAATACATACGGCGCGCAACGTTGGTCGTTCCCACGTTTTGCCCAGTGTGACACACGATGACTATCTGGCGCGGTTCGCACTACAACGTGGTTTTTAACCTCCAGCATTTGCCGGATGGCTTGCCTGTGGATATTACCGGATGGGCGTTTAGGAGCCAGATACGAGATAAGAACTCCGATAAAGCAGTGATGATTGAGCTTACAACTGAGAACGGAGGCGTAGTTATCCTTAATGCTGCTTCCGGGATGTTTGAGATTATAATAGATGCGGACCAAAATCAGGATTTTTCACTTGGTAATGTAGTTGGCGATATTTTTCGTATGAACGGTGCCTCGGGGCCTGAGAGACTATTCGGGTTTCGTGATCGTGTGAGGAGGCCAGTTACCCGCAATGAATAAAATCGTTACCTACAGCGTTGACAGCGACTTCGAGATTGAACTCGACCAGAACACGGAAGTAACCGTTATTCTAGGTGCTGTTGGCATTTCTGGTCCTGCGGGTCCTCCTGGTCCTCCGGGAGCCGATAGTACTGTTTCCGGTCCCCCCGGAGATACTGGCGGTGCTGGTCCTGCAGGAGAAACTGGCCCAGAAGGTCCCGAAGGTCCGGCTGGTCCGGCCGGTCCAGCAGGGGCTACGGGTGCGGCTCTTTTAATTAAGGGGACGGTTGCTACCGAAGCAGCGCTTCCTTCCACTGGGAACACCATAGGGGATGCCTATACCGTTACATCGTTTACTCCTGCGCATTTATTTGCATGCACTGCCTTACCCAATACGTGGGTAGACACGGGTACTTTTCAGGGGCAGACAGGGGCTACTGGCCCGACTGGTCCAGCAGGACTTACCGGACCCACGGGTCCAGTAGGTCCTAAAGGTAATACCGGTAACACTGGCGCTACTGGTCCTGCAGGAACGACTGGTCCCGCTGGTACTATTGGTCCCGCTGGTACTATTGGTCCTGCGGGCGCTACTGGCCCCACAGGCGCTACAGGGCCTGCCAGTACTGTTCCCGGCCCAACTGGTCTTACTGGTGCAACTGGTCCTGCTGGCCCAACTGGTCCTGTTGGCGCTACTGGCCCAACTGGATCGGTTGGTCCTACGGGTCCTACGGGTCCGCAAGGCATAAAAGGCGATACGGGTGCAGGCGTTCGTGTAAGAGGTTCAGTTCCTGCGCTTGTTGACTGCCCTACTACAGGCAATGCCCTTGGTGATGGGTTTATCCTTACTGATCCTGTCCCAGATCATTTAGCTGTTTGTACGGCGCTACCAAATACATGGGTTGATGTTGGCGTATTTCAGGGACCTGTTGGTGCAACCGGTCCTACTGGTCCTACTGGCGGTGCTGGTGCTACTGGTCCTGCTGGTGGTGCTGGCCCGCAAGGTCCTATTGGTCCTGCAGGCCCCGGTGTTATTCCCGGTGTCATGCCGGGAGATGCGGCTAAGTTTCTTAAGAAAGGCCCGACGGGTCCTACGGATACACAGTGGAATTTTGTCACAAAGACAGACGTTGGGTTATCCAACGTCGATAATACGTCGGATGCCCTTAAACCTATTTCTTCTGCAGGGGCTACAGCGTTAACCCTTAAAGCTGATAAAACCACTACCATTACTGGCACTGGGCTGGCTACGGTTACCGGCGGTACGTTGGGTGTAGCCAATACTATTAACGTACCAAAGGCGGCTTCTGTTGAAGCCGTTGCTGGAACGAATGACACTAAGGCTGTTACACCGCTTACCAGCCGTCAGCACGGCGATGCGCGGTATCCCATCCTCTCGCTGACTTCCCAGCAGAACTTTGCGGGTGATGTCTATGCGCCGCATGTGCGCACCGAGCATGGCGAACTGAAGCTTGAAGACGTGATGCCTACCGGCGACGTCTATTTCGATGCGGCCACCATCACGCCGGAAATCCAGGACGCTTTCGATACGCTGATTGATTTCCGCTACACGTCATTCAATGGGCAGAACCGTCCCGTCTATATCAACGACACCCTGACACTTGATTGCCACCACGCATTTAACTTCGCGATGATGCCGATCAAGTTATGCAACATGAAGCTGATCGCGGACAACACGTTCCCGAGCCCCAATCAGGAGATGATTAAGTATTATGACAGCACGGGGGCTACTATCCAGTATCCGATATTTCAAGATATTTCAATGTATTGCCGAGGTGTGGCATCGGGCTTCAAGCTCTATGGATGGTATGTTGGCCCGACATGGATAAATGTTCTCACCCTCAATGCCGGGCTCTTTGGCATAGCTGACTCTCCCACGACGGCAGGGGTCGGGCCGCGACTGACAAACTGTCAAGCGCTCCAATCGAATGCAGCGCTGGCTTATGCCTCTCGCGTAGCGGTAGGATTTGATTTCACCAATGCTATCACGGATGATTTGAAGGTCGAAAATTGCATAGCGACTTACAATAAATTTGGACTGCGCTACAGGGGCGCATCGCTCCTGATGAATAACACGCACATTTTTCAGGGTCATGCCGCTGCAAGCACGCTGGGTGGAATGACGGCGGCCGTGTATCTGGATGGTCAACCCGACGCGAAGATCACCAATAGCTATATCGATAACGGTTATTTGCTGTTGCAGAACCTTGCTGTGGCGGCGAAAATCCAACGCCTTGATGTTCAGAACACGATCTTCACGCGGGCTTGGGGGGTCAATACGGAACACTTTGTCATCTTCGATCCGTTCGGGGGCATCAATGTCGACTTGGAAGATATCCGGTTTGAGGGTTGTACATTCCGAGCCTTCAATAGCGGCACGATTACGGAGCCATTTGCTGTTGGCACGATTGGTGGGGCTGGCGGCACAGTAGACTTAGCCACTGCGGTTAATGTCGATATTGACAAGAATTTCTTTTGGAACGTGACCAAACAGTCATCTCGCATCCGCGTGAAGTGGACGCTGGTCAACGGCACCACTTCATATGACTACAATGTGACGGGAAGGACGCCGTTTGCACTGCAAGTGAACGAGGCATCCCCCGGCGGGGGGGCCATTCGAGGCTTTAGCGGAACGAAGCCGACTGCTCAGCTAATTCACACCTCTGCTTATACTGGGACGCTCGAACTCTCGACTAATCCCGGTAGCGGCGGGGTGTGGACCTCACACCTCTACACTGATCTGGGCGATAGCCCGACTTAGGTAATCCATGAACAAGATGGTTACATAGGGCACTGCCAACGCGACGGACTTGGACGTTTATTTTTCTGGAAATGCAGACAATGTTGGTCCTGGGGCTATCACCTATCCATAATTATTACCTGCACGGGTAATAGGAGGCTGTTTTGGCTGTTTCGCCGATTTTTGTTAAACATCATAAGGTAAGCGACAAGCAGGATGGGCAGGACCCTACTCTGTTGCAGCCTTCTGATTGGAATGAAGATCATGTTTTTAAGGTTAATACCCAAAGTTTGGTTGGGAACAGTGCTGATACTGTTACCGATGCGGAGAATATAAGAGTTAGCGATGATTTTACGCTGGAAGATGGTTTGCTTAGCCTCGGTTCTAATTTTGAGGATGCAGAGGTAGTAGTTTCTGTTGATACGGATGATTTCCCTGGTGCTCGTGTGCTTACTTCTACCCCAACTATTGCTTGGGATTTTGCAACTGCCAAGCAAGCTAAGGCAAATGTTCCTGATAAGGGCGTTACTCTTGCTAAGATGGAACTAGGATCGGCAGGAGGTGAGATACTTTATTACGATAAAACTAGTAAGGCTCCTGTCAGGTTACCCGCCGGCACAGCGGGTATGGTTTTGAAATCCGGTAATATCGCAATTGTCGGTCCCCCAGTCGTAGACGCTACTAATCCTTCTTGGGGATTTACTGGCGCTCCTCACGCAGTGTATAGGGATCAAAAAGCTAACGGTGTAGCTGGCGGCACTACTACGGCTGCATGGGTTGATCGAGTTATAAATAATAAAGTGTACGACACATATAACTTTGTTACGTTAGCTGCTAATGTATTTACGCTGGGGATTGGCACTTGGGTGATTGAATGGAGTTGTCCAGCACGTGAATGTCAGATGCATCAAACTCGTTTGTTTAATAACACAGATAGTACCCATCCTGTTGTATATGGGACATCCGAATATTCAGACTTAGACAACCCCACGCAATCTAGGTCTACCGGGATAGCGCAAGTCGTTACAACAGTAGCTACTGGATTTAAAATTCAGCATCGTTTTACAGTAGCTGGTGGTTCGCTTGGTGTCGCTGCAAACTTTGACAGTACTGTTCCTGCCACTGCTACTGTAGAAGTCTACACTATTGTAAAAATTTGGCGAGTGGCATAAATGCTGTGGGCGCGCTCATTGTATTAGCGATGATGATGTGGCTAGAGAAACCGCACCCGCATGCGCATTATCTGCCGCCTAAGCACGATACGTGTTGTGGATATAGAGGATGCACTCGACATAACCATTTCTCAGGCCGCCACTGCGGCTTACCTTGGGAGAATGATCCAAGATGACAAGTAAAATTATGCAGTTTTTTGCGTATGCACATCTTAAGCCGGAACTGCAGGAGATAAGCCGGCCATTTGGCGAACTGGCTGAGTGGATTGCTGATACGCTTCCAGACAACGCAGAGCGTACTACTGCTTTGCGTAAGCTGTTAGAAGCTAAAGATTGTGCAGTGCGTTCTTTGCTTTATAGAGAAGTCCCTGTACAGCGACGTGACTATAAGAAAGAAGGGGACGATGATGGGTATAAAGACCTATCTGCAGAAGACTGAATTACTAACTACTACAAAAGGAGAGTGAAAATGGCTAGAAATGCGACTGCTCGCGAAGGCGAGGAAAGGCCCGAAGTTGACCCACTTCCTCCCTACACAGTAACTTCTGATGTTTATGATGTGCAGGTTCCGCTGATGCATCATGAAATTCAGATGCTGGAAACTGAAGTAGAAAAGATGAAACAGGCACCGCGTGAAGCGGAGTCAGTAGATAAAAAAGTGCAGGAGATCGAGTCTACGTTAAAAACTGAGCAGGACTGGAACGAGCAGCTTGCGCTGGTAGAAGGTAAGGTTGGGTATACAGATAAGTCTCCGGCATACGATGCCAGAATGACTGAAGCTAGGGAGCTTAACGAAGCCCAGCTTAAAGTATATAAAGACCAGCAGGCTCTAAAGATTGAAAAAGCTAAAAACGCTGAAAAAGAAGCTGCTAGTGGAGCCAGAAGACTTGAAGCACCAAAGCATGAAGCCCCAAAAATTGAGAATAAAAAGGTTGAAGCTAGATAAATGGTCGCTTATAAAGTAGACACTTTTGGTGGCATGATCCCGGCAATGAGCGATGAGCTTCTGCCGGGAAATGCCGCTGCTTTATCTATAAATACATGGCTGTATTCTGGAAGCCTGATAGCTTTACCGGCCCCTAAGTCGCTTAAGCAATTACTAATCTCAGACTCTTCTAAAGTTTATCGTATACCGGCGTCGTATGATCGGTCTACTTATCTGTATAATTCCATCTGGTTAGAGTTTACCAACGCGGATACAGACGTTGTTAGAGCACCTGTGTTTGGTGATGTGCATGATAGGTACTACTATGCCTCTACGTCGTTTCCTCCCAGATATAACACTCGTGCACGTATAGAAGCCGGCGCAAAAGGCGAGCCCGGTAATCAAGCTTGGTTGCTTGGCGTGCCTACGCCAACTGAACCGCCGGAACTTGTAGTAACTGGCGGCTCCATCAAGACTGATAATGTACGTGTGGCGACTACTACAGCCGGGGTGCTGGCTACGGATTATTGGGAAACTAAGATAGTTGATGGTGTAGCCCTTAAGAAAGACGACAGAATTTTTATCAAGGATCAAGTTGATACCCATGCCCACGAGAATGGTATATACGTAGTCCAAGCTGGGACGGGAACGCCCCCTACTGCTGTAGCTCCTGTTCGTGCTACGGACATGAATAGTGGGGATAAATTTCCTAATAAGTTTTTCAATGTTATAGAAGGTACAGTTAACGGCGGGGCTACATGGAAGATTACTAACGCTCCTCCACCTGTGTCTCCTCCTGTTTTGGGCACAGACGCTATTACTTCTGAAGAAATATCGACGTTACCCCTGCAGGTAACGAGGGCGTATATTTATACGTGGGTGACGGAA